AATACCTAGTACCAATCAATAGCTATTGAAAAAACAATGGAATCTGATATAGTGAGAAATGAACCTACCACAACTAAATATGGAATTATCAGAGAAGGCTTCAAGCTTCCTGCGGTCACACTTTGGCTTTGTATTAGAAGACAAGGTTTACGACCTAGACGGCAAGGAAGACTTAGGGGTGTTACTACCTTCTAAGGACGGACTTACTAGAATGAGCAGAGAAGAACTTGAACGCTATGTGTCATTTATGACAGGAGAGAAGGGATAGGCCCTGGGGCAGGTTCAAGTCCTGCCTTCTCTATTCCCTCAATCAAGAGGGGCAACCCACCACTAATTTTTAATTATGGATAAGTTAATTGAGGACGTACGACAATACGTCTTAGATCAACTAGAGGATGAAGTAGGACTCGAAGACTATGGGTGCGACTTGCACCACAATCTTTTAAATATGGATTACTTCATTATCGGGACATATAAGGCTAAGCAATGGCTAGGGGATCAAACCTTTGAGGCCATTGAGAAGATCAGAGAATATGAGCAAGATAATTTTGGCGTGGTCAGCACTAAGTTTGATTGTCCTGAGTCGGTAGCAAATATGCTCGCTTATGTATTAGGTGAGGAGATCTTGCAAGGCTCAGAACATCTAAATAAATACTGTTGGGATCGTCTTCTTAATGCTCATAGTTTAAAGATTATTGCCAGCCAATTATGACTCTCTCTCTCTGCCTTAACTATTAGGCAGACTGAGGGGTTCACACCCTCACAAATCCCACCATTTAATTTTTTATTGTGGCAAGACAAACAAACGCATCATTGACTGCTGAACTAGAGCAGTTAAGACCAGTTAAAGAACAATTAAATAGTCTTTGGATTGTTTGCGGAATTATTTTTTGTTTAGGAGTTTTGTTCTAATGAAACCAACTGAACAAGAAATTAAATTTATGGAAGCTTTATTGCTTGCTATTACCGCACCTGATGACAAGCTCAAAGATGAGTGCGTACAAATGGCATCATCTATTGGTGAATCTCTTACTGAAAAGCAAAGAGACTTAGCCATGAAAGGTGTTGAGTGTCGCATTGAATATGCTCGGAGGTATGGTTAATGGACATTAAAGTTATTGAGCAAACACTCCCTGTTTATTGGGCTTCATATCTAGTCAATGGTGATGGCTCAGGTCTTGAAGATGGAGAAGATAAGCAAGTAGCAGAGACACTATCAAGATTAGAGTTATCTGATTGTGAGTGTGTCGATGTAAAAGATGATTCTCATTTTCATACACCTGGCCCATACATGAATTGGCTAGACGCTGGAGACTTTGCAACTTATGTATTTCATAAGAGACAAAAGCTTCAAGTCGTAGCCGAACAAGAACACCGCCAGGAAGAGATCAATCATCCTGAAGAGACAGTGCATGGTCGAGCGTTCATCAAAAACTTTGATGATTAGGCAGGCTATAGGAACAGCGTTAGGTCTAAGTATCTACGCTGTTCTTTTTTTATTGCTGGCTAATAGTCCAGCAGTACAAGAACCATCAAGAGGTAATGAATGGGGCCAACTGAATCAACTAAAAAGATCACCTGCAAAGATGGTGAGTGCGTGGTAACTGAATACTTTCAACCCATGCACAAGTATTCACGCACTGGCTTTGATGGCAAGCTCATTAAATGTCCAGTATGTGAGTCGAGCCACCGTGTCTTTCACTTGGCATGGTCAGCACTTACATGCCAGACATGCAATCAAATGATTGATAAGTATGACTGGATGATTGAGTGCGAGGTTTACTAATGAACAAAGAAAAAGAAACAGAGATTATCTCTAAAGTTTCAAAGTCTTTTAATAAAAGAGTTGAAGCAACAGATAATCTTCACCTGAAATTCTTGGAACATCCTAATTTCCTTGAGTATGAAACAGATAACTTAAAACTTTTTATTGATGAAGTCGTTGCTTGTGCTGAACAGTTAGTAAGTGAAGAAAGAAATTTCAGAACTACTGTTTGTTTAGCTGCTGACGAAATTCGTAAAGAGCAAAGTTATTAATTACCGAGGGATAACAGTGCGGAGTCTCAACTGAGCAGGCGTGTCAACCCTCGACTAACACAAAAGTACCTAAACGAATCTAACAATGGCACCTAAAGACAATCAAATTCACATCCGTCTGGATGATGACAAGAATCAACTGCTTAAACTTGCAATATTAGTTTTAAATAACTATGAGAAAGAAAAAGCAGGAGAGGAGTCAAAGAAACTAGGCGTGAGACTTCCAACTAAAGAGTATTCTCCTAATGAAACAGCAAAGATATTGTTGGAACATAAGCTAGAGGAATACAGGAAGTTTGAGATAGGTGCAAGTGATGGCTAACAAACTAGATAACTGCAAGGTTCAAACTACTGTCGGCTCTACTTACTCTGCAATGATTAAAAAACTTGCAGAGTTAAAGGGTATTACTGACTCAGCTATGTATCGCCAAGCAATAGAAGTCTATTGCGAGGATAGATATGCAGAGCAGGTAGCTTTATTGCAGAGTCAACGTGATGGATCTTGAATCTGAGTTAAAGCATGAAGAAGGGATGCGTGTAAGTGGGCAAAACTTTTCTCGCTTCAGGCAGAACTATCTTAAAAAAACTAAGGCTGAGTCTCTCTCCAATGCGGGGGAGACTCTTTCTTGTGTCGGATTTAATAGCATTATTGATGACGTTGAACACATAAAAAAAGAGGTCGAGAGTGGTAAGGCTGGACAAGCCTATGCACTACTCAGACCTTTGTTATCCCTGTCATCTAAAACAATAGCAGCAGTAGCAATAAGAACAATCGTTGATCAACTAACTTGTTCACCATCGCTTCACCAGGTCAGCATGTCAATTGCTGATCGCTTATGGTTAGAGGCAATGCTTAACAAGTTAAATAGCAAGGAACTTAAAAGGTTTAATCAGGTCAGCAGGCAGAGACAACGACATAAAATTGAAAACTTAAAAAGAATTAAGGGTGCAGAGATATGGATAAACAAAGAGAAGATAGCTTGCGGTAATTTATTAGTTGAAGTTGCAGCTAAAAGGACAGGGTTCTTAAGGATTGTTAGATGTGATGAGCCTAATAAGAAGAGAAGAATAGTTGAGCCAACCGAGGAGTGCTTGAAGTGGATAGCTGATGTTAATCATAGGCAAGAACTATCAACGCCTCATTACCTGCCTACTATTATCACGCCTAATAAATTCGATAAGAATCTAATAGCTGGTTACTACAAATATCCTTACCCTCTATTCAAAACTAATAATGAATTGATAGTTGAGAATAGTAAGGGTGATGAATCATATATACAAGCAGCAAACATACAAGGTGCAGTGGCATGGAGGATTAAGACTTGGATGCTCGACCAGGTGGAGCATGCTTATGGATTAGGTCTAACTGTCGGTTGTCTATGGCCTATGAGTGGGTGGCCTACACCTCCATATCCTAAACATTTAGATGAGGATCACCCCGACATCATCAAATGGAAGAAGGCAGCAAGAAGTATTCATATAAGAAACGAGAAGACTAGAAGTACAAGGCTTGCTAATGCCATCCTTATTAATTCAGCCCGTAAGTTTAGAGATACGGATGAGATATTCTTTCCTATTTCTATGGACTTTAGAGGTCGGCTCTATTACAAGCCACCTTATCTAAACCCACAAGGTAATGATGTAGCCAGGTCACTGCTTGAGTTCAGTTACTTCACCTATATACAGACAGAAGAACAGGCAGATTGGTTGCGAATACATGGAGCTAATATGTATGGCCTGAAGAGTGATAACAGAACTAGGTGTGACTGGGTACTGGAGCATGAACAGTTAATCATGCAAGCAGGTAATGATCCTTGGATTAACTCTCAGTTTTGGATGAGGGCTGATAAACCTTGGTCATTCTTGTCTTTCTGTCGCAGTTATTACGAGTGGAAACAAGAGGGGCCAACATATAAATGTCGTCAAGTTATATGTCAAGACTGCACCTGCTCTGGAATACAGCACTACTCCGCAATACTTAGGTCAACAGATATGGGTGAGTTAGTGAATCTGGTGAATACAGATAAACCACAAGATATATATTCAAGCGTGATGAACGAGGTCAATCAAAGACTTAGGAAAGATAACAACGAACACAGTAAGAAATGGTTAGCACTACAACCAGACCGTACGCTCGCCAAGAATGGAGTGATGACATTACCTTATTCAGTTACTTACTTAGGGTTCTATAAATTTGCATACGAGTGGGCTATCAAGAGAGCGAAGCAGCTATATGGCAATACGAATTGGTTGACCAAGGATGGATCAATGAAGACAGTGCATTACATGGCAAAGATATTGCATCAAGAAGCAAGTGCGATGATACAACCAGCAGTACATGCAATGCGTTGGTTTA